CGCACAAAAAACACGAAATAACAGTGTTAAATGCTCCTGCCACTTCGCCATTACTTGGTAGCTGTTCTCTTCGATTTGCTCACGCTCAGCCTGGTCAATAACTCCATCAGCAGTTGCCTTGCGTAAGTACTGGGAATGCTTGCCAATCCATTCTATTGACTCCATCAGCCGCTGATTAATGTCACCATTGTCAATGTCATCAATGACCACCAGCGGCACAAACACCCCATTACTACGACGGGCTATTGCATCTGTTACATGCCTGGTACCACTGGCATCCTGTAAAACCATGGTCCACTCAAGTGGAAAAATTTGATCCCCACCGCTACGCAGTCTGTTATGCAATTGATCTTTTGCTGGGGTGATATCATCAGATTTATACAAACCAAGAATTTCTGCTGCTTCCTCATAGCCATGAGGTAAATCAGCAATCGTTCTTCGTATTGCTGCCACCAGCCATGCTGGTTGTTTATCAACTTTCCATTCAGGTTCTTTACCCACGGTTAATTCCTCATTTCTGTGGTGTTTTTATGCCGCAGCACTGTTAGTCTTTTGATATAAAGACACGTCAACTTTCAGTTTCCCGTTAGTAATTTTTTCTAACTGGTACGCTCGGCCTTCAGGAATAATCTCAGGCCACTCTGAAACAGACGGATGCTTAATACCTAGGGCTTCGGCGGTTTTACAAACTCCGCCGAAATAATTAATCACGTCGGATTTCCGCATTTCTGTCTCCCGTTAAATTACGTTAAGCAGAAATGTAGGATATCCAACATGCCAATGTCAAGAATCCTACATGGGCATGTGGTAGGATTGCCTACATGATGAACATGAGTGATCGTATTCGCCAAAGGCGAAAAGAACTGAACCTGACACAACAAGCACTGGCTGATTTGACTGGTGTGAACCGTGTCACGGTTACTGGATGGGAAAAGGACGACTACCAACCAAATGGAGCCAACCTTCAAGCCCTAGCCAACGCACTTAAATGCGATCCTCTGTGGCTTGTTAGCGGAAAAGGCTCGCCTGAACCAAAGATAAATCTAAAACCTGAAATATTCGCAGTTAAAAAAGTCCCCCTAATCTCGTGGGTTCAGGCGGGTTCATGGACAATGACGGAGCCTGGTGTCAGGAAAGAAGATGCTGAAGAGTGGGTTTATACTACCGCCCTTGTATCAGAAATGGCATTTGCACTACGGGTCCGTGGTGATTCAATGACCAATCCCCTCGGCTCACCATCGATACCAGAAGGTTCTATCGTTATCGTAGAGCCAGATATTATTGATACAGAGTGTATTAACGGAAAAATCGTTGTTGCCCATATCAATGGTGGGCAAGAAGCGACACTCAAAAAATTTGTTGAGGACTGGCCGAACAGGTATCTCGTCCCACTAAATCCTAACTATAAAACTATTGAATGCGGTGAGAACTGCAGAATAGTTGGTCTTGTCAAACAAGTAATAATGGATTTTTGACACATCTTCCTCACTATCGCAAAACCGGGGTATCCCCGGTTTTTTTATGAGCCTATCTTTTTATGTAGGATAACCAACATAAACTCTTGACACTCACATGTTGGATATCCTACATTTGTTTTTAGAGTTGTGGTGAATGCGCAGGCTGATGCGCGAAAGACATTGCAGCTATTGCGGAAAAGAGCTGTTCGGCGGGGCAATTAAACGCCCGTGAGAGTCTGAAATAACCGCAAGCCGGAGATCAGCACCGGTCACCACAACAGCCACTGCTTTGGCGGTACCAGTTTGTACACTTGCTTCCGGCTGGTACCGTCATTTTTACAAAACAGAGAAGAGCATCACCGGACGACGGGCTCATAACTCAATCCATCCGGGCGGCTGCCACCGCAGGTGTTCTTCTCTGTTTTGTGGAGAAACCAACCGACCTTGCAGGGTCGATATGATGAGGAGCAGCAAAATGGCTAGCGAACGCAGTACTGATGTGCAGGCATTTATCGGGGAGCTGGACGGCGGCGTATTTGAAACCAAAATCGGCGCTGTTCTCAGTGAAGTCGCTTCCGGTGTGATGAACACGAAAACCAAAGGTAAGGTCTCGCTCAACCTGGAAATCGAACCGTTTGATGAGAACCGTGTGAAAATCAAACACAAACTCTCATATGTTCGCCCGACTAACCGCGGGAAAATTTCCGAAGAAGACACCACCGAAACGCCGATGTATGTCAATCGCGGTGGTCGCCTGACTATTCTGCAGGAAGACCAGGGACAATTACTGACTCTTGCCGGTGAACCTGACGGAAAACTCCGCGCAGCAGGTAATTAATATCGTTCTTAATTAACCGATTATTTATCTCATCACTGAATATCTTTATATAGTGAGGACTTATTATGTCTCAGAACTTAGACGCAACCGCAATTAATCAAATTCATGCCCTTATTTCTGCTCAGGGTGTTAATGAAATTATCAGTAAGATTGGTGCCGATGCTGTGGCATTGCCTGAGAATTTCCGCATTCATGATCTGGAAAAATTTAATTTAAATCGCTTCCGTTTCCGTGGTGCACTTTCGACTGCCAGCATCGATGATTTTACCCGTTATTCTAAAGATCTTGCAGATGAAGGCACCCGCTGCTTTATCGACGCCGATAATATGCGTGCCGTCAGTGTACTTAACCTGGGTACTATCGATGAACCAGGTCACGCAGATAACACCGCCACTCTCAAACTGAAAAAGACAGCACCGTTCTCTGCCCTGTTGTCTGTTAACGGCGAGCGTAACTCCCAGAAGTCACTGGCAGAATGGATTGAAGACTGGGCCGACTACCTTGTGGGCTTTGATGCTAATGGTGACGCCATTCAGGCAACAAAAGCGGCTGCGGCTGTCCGTAAAATCACGATTGAAGCAAACCAGACCGCTGATTTTGAAGATAATGACTTCAGCGGCAAACGCTCCCTGATGGAGTCTGTCGAAGCGAAGACCAAAGACATTATGCCAGTGGCATGTGAATTTAAATGCGTTCCGTTTGAAGGCCTGAAAGAACGTCCGTTTAAATTACGCCTCAGCATTATCACTGGCGATCGTCCTGTACTGGTTCTGCGCATTATTCAGCTGGAAGCAGTGCAGGAAGAAATGGCTAACGAATTTCGTGATCTGCTTGTTGAGAAATTCAAAGACAGCAAAGTAGAAACTTTTATTGGTACTTTCACCGCCTGATTTCATTACTGCAAATGCCCCTGCGGGGGCATTTATGGAAACGTAATTAACTCAATAATCGCCGGATGGTGCGGGATTCCTTTTACCCGAATTCAGCGCGGTGCAGCGCATATAAAGTGGAGAACGAAATGTCATTTATTAAAACTTTTTCCGGGAAGCATTTTTATTATGACAAGATAAATAAAGATGACATCGTTATTAACGATATCGCGGTTTCCCTTTCAAATATGTGTCGCTTTGCCGGCCATCTTTCACACTTCTACAGCGTCGCCCAACATGCGGTGCTTTGCAGCCAGCTGGTACCGCAGGAATTTGCTTTTGAAGCGTTAATGCATGATGCAACAGAAGCATATTGCCAGGACATCCCCGCGCCACTGAAACGACTTCTTCCTGACTATAAACGGATGGAAGAAAAAATAGACACCGTAATCCGTGAAAAATACGGGTTACCTCCTGTTATGAGCACGCCAGTGAAATATGCCGATCTCATTATGCTGGCAACCGAACGCCGCGATCTCGGGCTTGATGATGGCTCTTTCTGGCCTGTACTGGAAGGCATCCCGGCAACAGAGATGTTCAAAGTTATTCCACTGTCACCAGGCCATGCCTACGGGATGTTTATGGAACGTTTTAACGAGTTATCGGAGTTACGCAAATGCGCATGAATGTTTTCGAAATGGAAGGGTTTCTTCGCGGGAAATGTGTACCGCGAGATCTGAAAGTGAACGAAACAAATGCTGAGTACCTAGTACGTAAGTTCGACGCGCTTGAAGCTAAATACGAGACGCTGGCGGCGGAGAATGCGCGGCTGAATAAATTTATCGTACAGAGTTGCTATGTGTTTAATGGCGAGCAGGATGAAATATCTGATGCGTATATCTGCGCAGCAGGCGGAGGTATGCCGCAAATTCCAGCCACCGATGCTTTTCTGGCTGAAATTCGTGCGGAGGCTCGCAACGAGGGAATTAACTATACCGCAAGTCGTCTTGCTGCTGCTTTCAACCACGGATTTATCAATAAGTCTTTACGTGAAGTTTTCGACGTTACGCGCATGATTCTGTCAGCGAAAGAAGAGTTAGCTAATGAACCGCATCCGATTGATGGCCTGTCCGGTGAATATGCGGAGAAATCCCTTGAAGAATGGGCGGAGCAGATTCGCAAAGGAGGCAACCAGTGACTGGACATGCAGCAATCCTCGACATGTGCTGTGGCAGTCGCATGTTCTGGTTCGATAAGAATGACGACCGGGCGATATTTAGCGACATCAGAAAGGAAGAGCACACATTATGTGATGGACGACGCCTGATAATTAGCCCTGACCTGATAGCAGATTTTCGTGCATTACCATTTGCAGACGCATCGTTTCCGGTTGTTGTATTCGACCCTCCGCATCTTGAGCGTGTTGGTGATAACGCCTGGATGGGAAAGAAATATGGACGGCTGAATAAAGATACCTGGCGTGATGATTTGCGGCAGGGATTTAAAGAAGCCTTTCGTGTGTTGTGGCCAAACGGTGTTCTGGTTTTTAAATGGAATGAAACGCAAATACCGGTAAGCCAGATTTTGGCACTGACAGACAGAAAACCTGTTATCGGTCAACGAACAGGAAAAAACGATAAAACCAACTGGATTATTTTTATGAAAGAGGCAACCAGTGAGTAATTATCTGTACTGTTCTGGCTTAGTGGCTAACATCGCGCTCATGTTGTTCGTGGCTCTTTGCATCTGGGTTTGGTTTATCTGGCCTTTTGTAGAGGCCATGAGCATAACTCGGTGCTTTATTTGCGCATCAAAGACTTCTGGATGCAAACCAACTGTAAGAGCAATTATCAGAACTTTAAAATACTGGTATCTGGATTTGCTTTTCGGCAGGGGCTGGACGCGAATTAGTAACCGCCAGTTTGAATGGGAAGGCGTCGGTAACTGGCGAATTCACAGCAGCAAAGAAACGCAGGAGGTGAAGTAATGAATAACTTAATGATCGACCTTGAGACGATGGGGAAAAATAAGGATGCACCGATCGTTTCCATTGGCGCGGTGTTCTTCACTCCAGAAACCGGAGACATCGGACAAGAATTCTATACGGTTGTTAGCCTGGAAAGTGCTATGGGGCAAGGAGCTACACCTGACGGCGATACCATCCTGTGGTGGTTGAAACAAAGCCCTGAAGCACGAGCTGCAATCTGTATTGATGATACTTTGTCGATCCGCGATGCTCTCTCAGAACTAAATCATTTCATTAACCGGCACGCAGACAATACGAAATATTTAAAAGTCTGGGGTAACGGAGCCACCTTCGACAACGTAATTTTACGTGGAGCTTATGAGCGAGCAGGACAAATCTGCCCGTGGGCATACTGGAATGACCACGATGTACGCACGATCGTTACGCTTGGGCGTTCCATCGGATTCGACCCCAAAATGGACATGCCTTTCGATGGCGAACGGCACAACGCCCTGGCTGATGCCCGTCATCAGGCAAAATATGTTTCCGCTATCTGGCAGAAATTAATTCCTGCCACCAGCACAGAATTATGATTTTCCCGGGTGCAGCCGGTTTTGATGGAGAAAATTATGAACACCTTGTTTTTACTGATGGCTGAATTCAATACCCCTAACATTGAACTCTCAGCAGTTAGCCAAAAGTACTTTGGCATGAGTCCAGCCACGGCAGAAGCAAAAGCAAACGCTTGTAAGTTGCCCGTTCCAACATATCGCATCGGCACATCACAAAAAGCAAAACGTTGCATCAATATTCAGGATCTTGCGGAATACATAGACAAAAGGCGAGAAGAAGGACGTATCGAGTGGGAACAGGTCAGAACAGTCAAACAGAAGGGCAAAGAAAATCACTAAAGAAAAAACCCGCCTGAAGGCGGGTTTTCAAAAAGCACCAGCTATGATCATGCTGCTTTGAGACGACGAAGCTTACCCTGCTGCTCTTTACCAGAGACAGTAGCGTGAGTGAACGCATTAGGAGCAGCCTTCATCAGAACTTCAACAGCAGCACCCATACCTACGAATGCTTTCATTGTGTCGAACTTAACCTGTGGCTTGGTTGCTTTTTGATCTTCCATAGAAAACTCCAGAAGTTATACCGAAACAATTCCTGTTGTTTACTCATCATCAATAGATGATACGCAATATTTATTTTTAAATTTAAGGTTCTTTGGCGTAACTTCATCAGAGATATCAAAACCGTCCAGAATTCTATTGAATGTAGCTTCTGGCATATCATCATGAACAGAAATCTCACCCGATCGCTGCTTTCTAACCATGTTATCCACTCGCCAAATTATAGCTTCAGCGTAAACAACATAACTTGGATGCTTGATAAAGCGATGATCACCAGAATTCAAGACGCAAGACGGATCGTGGGGGACACCATCCTTGATACTAGAAATATTAACAACTAAAACACAATAACAATCGTTAACGGGGTAATAAACAGGATCATTACAAATCACATGAAGATGATTGCATGGTCCAGTTGGGGCAAGCACAGTTCCTTTCCTGTATGGCTGATAATCCGTCATGATAATTGCAAAGAAAATTCCTTAAGTTTCTGAGATTCTTCCATTTTGCCAATTATGCGATTAGCCTCATCCTCGCTTTTACCCTCACTGATCAGCATTTCTTTCAGGTCTATAGGCTTACGAGAATTGCCAGGATCGTGCCACTCTGGACAAACGCTTTCTAAATGCGTCATATTTGCGAGATCAAATCGGTTCATATGCCCATACCGAGAATAGATTTCATCTAAAATCCGGATATCTGCACGACTCAATTCATCAAAGACCTCGTCTGCATCCATTTCCCTCGGATCTGAACGCAACGATACATTATGCCCGTTCGTCTCTATCAAGTTGTACCAGTAGTCACCAATGCCTTCAGCCTTACCGCGAATCAAGTTCAGCGTATTCGACATGACTGGTCCAAATTTCATAGAGTAAAGGCTATCTTCGCCGATCATCCTGCCATGCTTCAAAATCGACTGGCGGTTAGACAGATAGAGCAGCTTCATCAATTTCAGATATGCCATGCGCCCACCTCTCTTAAGAAGTAGGTATGCAGCCATTTGAGCTACTTTTTCTTCGCAAAACAT